ATATACATTTCAATATAACCGCATAGGTTACGTAATGTGGTTAAGCTTACTTCTTCCACTCCCTCAGTATCATACTTTTCAGCATTCTTGAGTAATTCGAACATTACTTTAAATTGTTTCTTCTGTGGCATTGGCGGAATAATAGTCATATATAACTCTCCAATGCTTTTTTGTTTTCTTAAAAATAATTTTTTCATGTTTTTTGATTTTTTCGAAGGATCACCACTTTTACGAAATTCCACAGCAGAATAAAAAAAGTCTCTGTTCCAATTTTCATCATGCCATCGGCTAAGCAGGTTGTCTTCCTCTTTGTTCTCTGAAATAATTACTAATTTGTTCTTTTTATTGATCAGTGCTTTCATTTGATATAGTTTTATTGGTTAGTTTTCAATTTCATCCATTCAAACCAGATTTCCGGTTTTATTATATATTCAAAGTTACTAACCATCAGGACACCTTCAACCGAAGTTTTTAGTTCTGCTCTCCTGATAATAATACCCGGCGGCTCTGCATCTATTATCTTTTTTAAAGTCTTAATCTCACTTCGATAGATAGGAACTACATCACTTGACATACCTGATGCCATAAGGCGCATTAATAACTTAATTTCTTTTTTCTTCATATCAATTAGTTTATTGGTTAATCATTCTCTAAACAATCCGTGATATTTTTCAAGGTATGCAGCCAGACCAGTAAGTGCATCTGGTGCATCATCTTCCTTAGTACTTGTTTTCATAAGTCTATATACCTGTATCATAAACCTTTCAAGTGTAGGATTAGGGTTTTCAGGGAAATAGAAATACAGTTTTACCAGTCCTGCATTAGCCAGTATCCTAGCCATCTTATTGGATTTAGAATATTGACCAAAAATGTCAACTATCGGAAGTAACTCCCTCATCCTTCGTGTGAAATATGCACCGGCATTATTTGTTTCTATGGCTAATGTGCTGATCTTATGCTCTTTTACCTTACTCTGCAGCTGTCCTTCCTGTATGGTAAGGTTCTCTTGGTCGAAGATGGCATCTGTGATATAAACATTGGATCCATATACCCTACCTATCGGCATGGCAAAATAATCCTCTCCTTCGTCTGCAGTATCGGCAAAGGCAACGGTAAAATATTCCATATTCTCTGGAAAATATTTATATCGCTTTAAACTACTTTCAGAAAATACTTGTCCTTCCAGTTCAGTGACCCAGCCACCTAAAACAATATTATTATATTCATCATGATTTTCAGCTTTTAGCCGTTCATAATCCCTTAAAATATTCTTTGGCATTTGTTTTAAGTCCGCATCCAAATAGCTTGAATGAATATAAAGCACATTATCCTTAACACAATTTTCACCACCTTTCAATCCCTTTTTCTCAAAGAATTCCTTGAAAATCCAATGCTCCCTGGTTGTAGGATTCAATATCAAAATAGTCAGATTCCTCTTTTGGGATGATCGAATAGAATAAAATATCTTCTTAAATGTCTTATAATTTGGCAGTTCCTCTGCTTCATCATTTATAAACAGATTAAAACCTGATAATGATTTAAGGTTTGCCGTCTGTATATTGCTACCTGTCTTAATCCCTTTAAAAGAAATCCGGTTATTATTATATTCAACATGTGATTGAGTATCAATTATTTTCCCTTCGAGACCTAATGCCTCAATCTTATCAGTCACTTCCGGTTTGACAGAATCAACAATTGACAAATTTGTAAACCGAGTATAAAGAACATTCCACCCATATTGAACCAATGCAATCAATGCGAATATTGAGACAGTATATGATTTAAGGGAATAACGACCACCAGTTATAATGACAGTGTCTATTTCAGGATGAAATTTATTATTAAAAAGATCAAAAAGAGTTTTATATCTAACAGATATTTCAAGGTTGTTCATTCTTGAAATCTTTGAATATAATTATCGGATTGCCGTCTTTGCCAGTCAATTCCGTTTTGTCTGCCATGCCAAGCTCCCTAGCAATAATATTAGAGTTTAATAGATCAGCAGCGGCACCTTCAAACTTTTGAGAGAAAAATAAAGCTCTCACCTGCGTAATGATTTCGGAATACGCTTTTTGTTTTTCGTATTCATAGAATGTGGAAATATGAATATTTGCATATAAACAAAATCCCTTGATGGTCATTGCTCTCATTTTTGGAACCTTCATTTTAACACCACTTCCAAACACTTTCAATTCGCTTAATGGATGCTTTTCACACCATGAGGCATATTCTATGGCTTTCTCCCATAATTGTTCAGGCTGATAAGATTTTGGCTTTCTCCAATTGTGGGCTAATTTCCAATATTGATTCCCGTGAGGTGCGGACATCATTAACTATATTTTACGTTAATAATAACCACAAAATTACTTTATTTTATTTAGATATAAAAATTTATTTTTTAACTTCAATTTTCTTTATCCTGTTCTTATAGATTTTGATTACCAGGTTATCTTCTTTGAGCCAGATCCGTGTCCTTGTTTTCTTGACAAATTCGTATATGCCTTTTATATCATGGTGCGACCATTCGTCATAAGGGTTTTTGCCGTTACCTGTTGATGCTTCTATGTAAACAAAGTCACCGGGTTTCAAAGTCTCTCCTCCTTTTGATATAACGATTTTGGTTTGCTGATGTTCTTGAAAAATATTTCCTTTTCTTCCCGGAGTTCAAATAATTTCCTTCTCACCGAATCACAAAATACCTGCGGTCTGCAAATCTCTCTCGCCACCATCGCATGAAGTCTGATTAACGAGAATCTTCTAGGCAGTAGAGGATATATCCTTCTTACTGCTTCTTTAACGGCTATTTTGCCTATTGGTTTACGTGACATAATTATACTCCTGTTTCAAATTCATAACCATGTTTTTCAAGATTATTATTTCTTTCTTCTTTTCCTTTGTCATCATCTTGGAGGTCTTTGGTGGTTATTGTGTCTTGTAACTGAGATTTGAGTTCAGTAAGTTCTTTGTGTAATTTACCATTAGAATATCCTGTTTGAAAAAACATATCATGGATTATCTCATCCTGCTTTTCTATTATTCTATCTTTAATGTCTTTCATATCATTTAAGTTTACGAACTTTAAAATAGTAATGCCCACCTCGTGTTGATTTCAGCCAATAAATAGCAAAGAACATCTGATTTTCCCGGAGCGCATGAATTATATCTTCATTTCCAGACCATCCCCATGTATGAAATTCTACATACCATACTCTTTTGCCCCTAATCCTGACAGCATCACACCAGCAAATAGATTCAATGAATTTCACAAGCCCAAAAGGATCATGTATTGCGTCCCAGTTCTTTATTTTCTCTAAATCGCTTTCGTCTGGATATTCTTTCACCACTTTGTTTTTAGTTGTTAGTTAAATTTCTTAAATGGCTTGAATGTATATACTGCAAACCACCCATACTTTAGCCCTTTGTGCCAGATATTATAATTCCAATATACCTTCCAGTCTCCTGTTATCTGTAAGTGCCACATTAGGATTCTTATGTTAATTCTTAAATTACTCATAGTTCTCTATTTTAGTGTTTCTTTAGCAGGGGTTAATCATCCCTATTATCTTTGTTGTGGAGTGCCTGTCTGATTTCTCTTTCAGATACTTCTCTTGCAGTCATACAAAATGCCCTTTCTCCGCCTGTAAAACAATTCCCGAATTTTCTTTTAGCCTGTTCCGGAGAATCGGCTTCAATATATGATGGGCCATAAGTCGCTGTCATACTTCCATAAGTTACTTTGTAAATTGCCATGATTTCTCTATTTTAAATTTAATTCCTTTCTTAGTTCGCTTATCCTTTCTGGTAAGGCTATCCATAAAGCAAGTTCTTCCTTTGTTCTTATTTCGCCTTGTTTTGATAATTGATTATATGTCTCATACATTCCTACCAATTCTTCCAACTTAACTGTGCGGAGTGATGCGTATTCATCCATCAAAATACAAGCATAAATAGGTGATATTAATTCTCCATCAGCAATTGATTCTCTTGGTGACTTACCACCATTTTTCTTGGCATAAAATTCAGCGGCTGTTTTCATGGTTCTCGTTATTTATAGTTTAGCAAATTAACAATATATATTCTTACCTTCTTTCAATGCATCAATCAAATCAGGATTATTATTCAGATAATTAGATTCGGATATTTCGTTACCATTTTTGCCAGATTTGCGCAATTTCAAATTAACTACATTACAAAATTTATCAATACGCTTTCCTATCCTGACAAGAACAAGTATTTTTTCTCCTGTCCGTTTATCTATAAAATGACCTATTGTTTGCATTTCTTTGAGGTATTAAATTCAGATATATAAGTTTTAAATCCTTCGATAAGTTCTAATTCTTTGGAAAAATCAAAGGCAAATTCATTTTCTACATATACTGCCCCACTGTAGTCGCTATAAAATTGTATATAACAAGTGTCACAATTTGTTTCTTCTTCAAGTTCCTTTAGTAATTCAATTGTTCGTTTTTTCATTTCTTTGAGTTATTAATATTTTCAAATTCAATTACCCATAACCAGGGATTTTCCAAATGACTATCTGGCCCATGTATTTCCCACCATAAAGTGATAAAACTCGACCTTGCATCACAATCAAATCCTCCGTTATAATAATCCCTATATTGATGTAGATATGGTTCTTCGCTTTTATATTCATGTGACGATTCAACTCCTTCTGCTTTTGCTTCTGAATCTGAAATATCCAGCAATCTTTCAACCCTAATATCTTTTATTAATAGCTTAATTCTACAAGCTTCTTTGGGCATGTGAATTGAAGGTTTCCATTTTAACAAACCATGCTCATCTGTGGCCTTATATATATATTCTGATTTATCATAATTTTTGGGGACCCAAGTCTCCCTTACCCAAAGAATATCACCCGATTTGCCATAAGGACATTTTGTAAACTGTCCGACTCCTTGATCATAATGAAAATCAAATTCACAAGACGTAATATGTTTTGTAACACATGAATATGATTGAAATGGCTCCTTCACTATTCGTCTGGTCTGTGTTTTTCTTCCATCAAGAATAGCCTTAACCATTTCTGTTCTGAATAAAATAGGATTTTCTTTCATTTCTTTGAGTTATTTATGTATATAAATTGCTTTACCGTTTTCTTATATGAATATCATTTCTTAAATCTTTACCACATTTTGCACAGGTATCTATATCTAATCCTATAGTTGTTCCGGCTACATGAACATGCTTAGCTTCTTCAAAATATTCACGATACATTTTCAATCTCCTAATTAATTCTTGTTGAGCATCAAAATATAAATCTCTTTGTTTATCCGACAGATTCCAATTCTTATGATCTATTCTATCTAATATCTCTATTAATTTAAGATCAGTCTGATCTTTTATTTCCCCTTTTATTTTCATAATACACTTCCTATTCTAATTTTATTTATGTATATAAATTGCTTTACCGTTTTCTTTAATCAGTTTCAATAGGTGTATATATCTTTGAGGGTAGTAATGTTTTATCAGAATAACCCTCTTTAAGTTTCTCAACAATAGCATCGAGAGTATATTTATCCCAATCATCGGCCATTATTCGCCTTTCATAAACCCATGCAAGTTTAATACATAATGCCGTTCCAAATCTCACATTATGTGACTGGTGCTCCATATAAACTTTTTCATCACTCGCCCTACGTTCATTATCTATTTTACTTTGATAGCCGGCATCAATATTATGCATCTTCTCTTCCATTTGTGTAAGCCATATATAGATATTCCGTACCGATAACTTTGTAGTGCCTCCCAGCTCTCCAAGACTACCTCTAGTATAAGCCTCACCGACCAAGTAAAGAGGTAGCCACTGGAACCGGCCATATTTCAATATATCCAGTATAGCTCCATTTATCTTCTTAATGTCGTCAATATGTATTTCTGTATTGAGATAGAATTTAGCAATAGATGAAAATTCCTCTATAATATCAATAAGAGTTTCTTCTGGCACTTCCCTACATCTCTCTTTAAGATGCCCGCTGTAATATTCGTTTCTAATTTCCATGTTTTTTATCCCTTTCTCTTAATTCTTTAAGTTCACGTATTGTTTTATTAACTGGGTCTTCATAAACCTTAATCTTGTTTTCCTCAGTAAACCAAACATTAATCATTTTCTGTTTCCAATTCAAAACTTGTTTCCCTTTACTATCATGCCAATCAGCTACATTATAACTATTAAATGCTTTTATGGCTGTCTGTTCATTATAACCATTTTCTTTAAAATATAATTTGACTTCATCCAAAGAAGGCGGAATAAACTTCTTATTTATTTTTGGCTTTTTATCTTTACCATTATCAATAACAATAACATTATCATTTACATTTACATTATCATGTTCGTTTTGCTTCGTTTTGCTTCCCGATTTAACCATTTGCTTCGTTTGCTTCATTTTGCTTTGTCTTGCTTCACCGCTCTTAATCCCTCCAAGTCTCCCTATTTCAGCACGTTGTGCGCTTAATAACTCCCATTTTTTAAGGTCTCTTTTTAGTTGATGTTTGATGTTTGCAAATACTGCTTTGATTAATACGTCATCTGTTTCTGGATTTTCATCACTAACATATGCAAATAAATATTTGACTAATTGTCCTGCTTTTTCATCTGGTAATGCATCAAATGTTTCTTTCCAGTCTACATATGCTATAAATGATTTTTTATTTTCGGCCATAACTACACAAATATTAAGCTCCGAACCCCAGGGTGTAGTTAACTCAATCCGCATAAAACGAAGTGGGTTCCTGGGGTGGAGCCATTATCTTAATATGAATTTTCTGTTTTTCATGCAAATTGAATCAACTACAATACTGCAAAACTAATCAATCTATATTATATATGCAAAATTATTTTCAAAATAATATTGGATGTTCATTACTTATTTCAGTTTTGGCATATCCAAGCTGTTTAAGTTCAGTCTTCTTTGTCTTTATGCTATTTATCAACTTATCAGCTTCTTTATAATAGTTTTTCTTTATCTCAAAACCGTATGCTTTTCTTCCAAGTTCTATTGCAGCTATTAATGAAGTCCCACTCCCAGCAACAGGATCTATAACAACATTACCTTCATCTGTAAAAATCTTAATCAATGTTTTTAATAGCGGAACTGATTTCTGCGTAGGGTGTATTTTGGGTGTTATTGTATCTCGTTCCACATCAAAACAATTAAAGATCATCTTACCGTTATTATTGAATTTAGGCAATTTATCACGAAATAATATCAATCCATATTCACAATTACCGACTATTCGCATATTTGCCTTTAAAACCTGAGCAGAAAAATTCTTTCTAAATACCAGATTCATATAATTATTTAAACCATATTCTTTTGCAAGCTTTATCAAACCGAACTGCTGTTCAAACTCGCAAAAAACAATCATACATGGTGCTTTCCCTTTTTCTTTCGGCTCTTTTATAAGCATAGTTGAACAGAAATGCATAAATTCCTTAATCTTAAAATCCTTGTCAGTATCAAAAAACTCCTTTCCCGCCAATTTACTTTCTCCTTTTTTATTGTCTCCGCCAATATACCATGCCGGATTAGAGCCATAAGCATTTATACCAATATTAAATGGTAT